CGTCGCTACACAACTGGGAACTGTTCTCCCAATTCCACGATGATGTTCACATGATCCCGTTGGGTGTTGACCGTACGATTTGGTGTCCATCCGAGGACAAACCTGATGGCAAGTTCCGGTTGATGTGTGGTGGTTCAGAGTGGTATCGCAAAGGATTGGATGTGGTTCTGGAAGTGTTCAACAAGTTGCAGTTACCTGACGCAGAATTACACATAAAGATTGTGCCACCTCACCTGTCTGCACCAAAGAACTTGGATTATCCAAATGTTGTAGTGCATCGTGAATGGTTAACTGTTGAACAGGAACGTGACTTGGTGCGATCTATGGATGGTTTTGTGTCGGTGTCCCGTGGTGAAGGGTTTGGTCTTATGCCGTTGCAGGCTGTCTCAGCGGGTGTCCCTACGATCCTGTCTAACGCTCATGGGCATCGAGAGTTCGCTGATCTTGCCACCCATCGCATACCAACAACAAGTGTTCCCACAAGCGAAGGTGACTGGCAGAACATGGGTGACTGGGATGAACCTGACCGTGAAGCGTTGGCTGAAGCCATCAAAGACTTATATAACAAACGTGACAAGTACCGTCGTCAGGCAACCCTGACAGCCCCACAAACAGCAGCGTTTAACTGGGACACAGCAGCCGATCAGTTGTTGCAGATCGTCAAACCAAGCACCAACAGGTCTACTGGCGCGTGGAAACCGTTTGAACCAACATGCGAAATCGAGGTGTCTAAACGGGTGCAGGCTGACATTGGTAAACATCGGGTGGAACTGTTACCTGGTGTGAAACATCGTGTAGTGTTGAATGTACGTGACGTTCTATTTAAGGCAGGATTACTCAAATGGGATTGTTGAAGTGTGGTAATCTGATGCCTACTCATTTGGAACGAAAGGTAAGTCATCATGTCTGCTAAAGGCGAAAAGTACAAGTCTAAGGGTGCTATGAAAAAGCACGAAAAAGGCGAAGGCAAAAAAGAGAAGATGATGGAATACGGCAAACCTAAAATGAAGGCCAAGAAAAAGAAGTAAATGTCTACTGCTGGTGCGCTCATTAACAGGGTGTCACGGCAACTGTTATCTGGAACGATTGAGGAACGGAACAAGTTAGCAACAACCGTTACATCGGCAGATACTTCTATTGTCATGTCTTACGACTTGGCTGGTTTGCGTAGCGGATCGGTGTTTGAGATTGATTCGGAACTCATGTATATCTGGGTTGCTGAGTCGGGTTCTAAGACTTTGACTGTCGAACGAGGCTATCTAGGTACTACGGCAGCCGCGCACACGGCTGGCGCACTTGCCATTTTGAACCCTCGTTTCCCACAGCAACAACTGTTGGATTCGTTCAACCAAGAGTTAGATGATTTGTCTAGCCCGTCTAACGGTCTGTTTCGGGTGGTGAACGCCGATCTAAGTTACAACGGTTCTGACCGCCAACTTGATATTACGTCTGCTTCTACGGTGATTGATTTGATTGATGTGCGTCTAAAGTATTTGGCTTCTGATTATCCGGTGTTGCGTGGGGTGAGGTTGTCACGGGATTTGCCTACAGCAGATTTTGCGTCAGGGTTTGCTTTGACGTTTGATGAGTTGTCTATGGCAGGTACTTTGCGTGTTCGATATAAGGCACCGTTTGTGCGGGCTTCTACTACTGCATCAGATATTCAGTCGGTTTGTTTGTTGCCTTTGACCATGGAAGACATTGTTGAGATGGGTGTGATGGCTCGTATGTTGGCTGTGCGTGAGGTGAAACGCAACTTTATTGAATCACAGGGTGATACTCGTAGGTCGGATGAGGTTCCTGCTGGTTCTATGTCTAATTCGGTTACAAACATTTTGAGGTTGCGTCGTGATCGCATTATTGCTGAGGCTTCTAAGTTGGCTCGGCAGTATCCATTAACTATCAGGGTTTAATGTGACATATCTTTTAGATTTTAGTAGCCCGTTTCGTGGTGGTGCATCGTTTTTTACGGGTACAGGTACGACACAACTTGTTCCGTATGTTTTTCCTGTGGCTATTAACGGTCGACCGTATTTGATTGACACAAAATCTAATGAGTTCACACGCCAGTTTGATGCTCGTGTTCGTGATTCGGTTGACCAGTCGGCTGAACCTGGTGAGGCTGCTATCAACCCACAGGGTTTGTGGAGGCGTTCACAGTCGTCTTGGCATTATGGTGCTGGACAGGATTATTCGGATACTGCTGATGCTGAGGTGTACCGTTTTCGTTCTAACAAGGGTGTGAATGTTTGGGATCGTGGGAAGTTGTCGTTGTTGAAAGACACCACTCAAATCCTGTCTGATGCTACTGCGACACTAAAATCTATTGTTGCTGGCACACGCCTGTATGTGGCTTCGGGTGGCAACGTGACGTTCTACACAAGCCTTACCGCCAGTCCAACCAACTGCACAGGCGAACCCACCAGTGGGGATGTTGGCTCGATGACAAGTGACGGTTACAACGTGTGGGCTTCGTTTGCTTCTCACGGCATTCATTACACGAACACTTCTACGGGCGTGTTCAGTTCCTACATCACAGGTACAGACACGTTCACTAAAATTAAGTACACCAAAGGCCGTTTGATGGCTGCTGCTGGTGCCACGATCTACAACTTTATTTCTGGTGGTGGTCCAGGCGCAGGGTTGTTTACTCACGGGAACAGCACTTGGTCATGGGTTGGGTTTGCTGGTGGACAAAACCACATTTATGCGGCAGGTTACGCAGGTCAAACATCGTTGATTTACAAGACCACCATCAAAACAGATGGTACGGCCTTGGATGCTCCAACTGTGGCAGCCGAACTACCTGAAGGTGAAATCGTTACAGCATTAGATTCGTATTTAGGTTATGTGCTGATCGGTACAACCACAGGGTTTAGGTTTGCTTCATCGGATGACAACGGCAACCTTGTTGTAGGTCCGTTGATTGAGGTTGGTCAGGTGGATGCGTTTGCTTCACAAGGTCGGTTTGTTTGGTTCTCATACAAGAACATTGACACCATATCTACAGGTTTGGGTCGTATGGACATTGGTTCACAGATTGCCACTAATCAACCTGCTTGGGCGGCAGATTTGATGGTTACAGGTACGGTTGCTGCACCCTGTCAAGGTGCTGTGCCTTCAATCAACCTGTACGGCACACGACCAGTGTTCACGGTTACAGGCTTAGGTGTGTACTGCGAACATGCCACCGATCTTGTTGCTTCTGGAACGATTGATTCAGGTATTTATCGTTGGGGTGTACCAGACAGCAAGTTTGTTCCTAAATGGGATTTGCGTACCGAACAGTTAGATGGCACAGTTGCGTTGGCTGTTGCTTCTGATGGTGGGTCGTTTGAAACGGTTGGCTCTCAGTCTGTTGCTGACAGTTTGGAATCCACGTTTGATGGGTTTGAGACACGCATTTTTGAGGCTGAGGTTCGGCTCACTTTGACACGTTCCGCTACTGCCACCGTTGGTCCTGTGTTGACACGGTGGATGGGTCGGGCGTATGCGGCACCGTTGCGTTCACAAATTTTTAGTGTTCCAGTGTTGTTGCATCATCAGGTAAACATTCGTGGTCGAGACTACTTTTTTGATGTGGATGAAGAACTTTCCCTTTTAAGGGCTTTGGTGGAAACCCCTTCGGTTATCACCTATCAAGAAAACTTGGAAACCTATTCGGTGATTGTTGAAGATGTACGCTGGCAGCCTGTGGATGCGGCACATTCCAGCAACGAATGGGATTGGAACGGCACATGTACGATCATTATGCGTAGTGTAAGATAAAGGACAACTATGGCTGCTGTGACTAGACGACAATACAAGGGTGCTGCCGCTGCGACAACAATTACGGCTGGTATCAACCCTTCGGATTTGACCTGTTCGTTGGCTGCTACTACTGGGTGGCCTTCTACTGCTTCTGTTCCGTTTATGGTGGTAATTGAGCCTGGTACTTCGGCTGAAGAAAAATGTTCTGCAACTATTTCGGGTTCTACTTTGACATTGACTCGCGGAGCCGATGATACGACTGCTGTTTCGCATGGTTCGGGTGCAGCGATCTATCCGGTGTTTTCGGCTGATGAGGCTGATGAGGCAAACTTGTTTACTTCGACGATGACTACTCGCGGTGATTTGTTGACGATGGGTGCGGGTCCGACTGTTGCCCGTTTGGGAATTGGTACATCTGGTTATGCGGTGATTTCTAACGGCACTGATCCTGCGTGGGGTCAGGTGGCTGCTGCTGGTATTGCTACTGGTGCTGTGACTTCAGCCAAAATTCTTGATGCGACTATTGTGCAGGGTGATTTGGCGTTGACGTTGTTGAAATTGCTTTGTCCTGTTGGAACTATTAGTGCTTATGCTGATTCGGCTGCTCCTGCGGGTTGGATTTTGTGTAACGGTACTGCTGTGTCGGCTGGAACCTACCCTGAACTTAATGCGATTTGTGCCACTACACCTGATTTGCGTGGGCGTTTTGCGCTAGGTAAAACAGCATCGGGTACGGGTAGCACTTTGTTGGGTACTGGTGGTTCGACAACTATTGCTGAAGCGAACTTGCCAAGTCACACTCACTCGGTTACATCCAACGTCACTATCACGAATGTTGACGAGTCTGCTCACACTCACGCAAACACATTGGGTGGGACAACAAGTTTTGCTACAACAAGTCACGGTCATATACAAACTCATGCTTATACAAGTACCTATCAAGCGAATAATGGTTCGTCATACACAAACGGTGGTTCGGTTGCAAACCAAGACGTTTCAACGGGTCCTGCCAGTCTTGGTGCAACTGTTACCCTTACAAATGTTGCTGGTTCTGCACACCAACACGCAAACACTCTGACCAACTATGCTGTTACCAGTGGTGGCGGAACTGGTAGTGGCACTGCTTACAACCAGCCGTTTGTTGCCGTAAACTACATCATTAAACACGACTACGTTTAGAGATGCGGTCTAGCCGCTGGCTGATATTTGCGCCTGTAGCAATCCTGGCGTTGTTCGCACCATCTGCTAACGCTGAACCAGTAGCAGGGCTACAAACCACCTACTACACGATTGACGCTGTACCGCCAACACGGTCAGACAACATCTATACCGAATGCGGTAGTGAAGTGGAAAACAACATCAACCGTTCCTATGACGGTGAACCGTTTGGGGAATGCACCTACGACTTGTTCATGGTGCATATGACAGGCTTTATCGAGATACCAGCACATGACACCATAGAGTTTTGGTTTGCATCAGATGACGGTGGCACAATCAGTATCGGTGGCTTTGAGTGGGGCAACTGGTGGGACCAGGGTTGTACGTGGATGGAGTCAGGACAGATAGACATTAGTGCAGGCAGCCAACCACTTGACTTGTGGATGTATGAGAATGGCGGAAACACTTGTGTAATGTTGGCTTGGAACATCAACAATCAGGGATGGTCAATGGTTCCCGATGAAGCGTTCACCACCACTTACAGTCCAGCAACTACTACAACTATTGAGGAAACAACAACAACATGGGACACCACAACAACATCCACGACTACAACGACGACCACTACTACTATTGCACCCTCTACGACTGTGCCTGTGGAAGAAGAATCAACTACTACGACACTTCAAACAACGACCACACTGCCCCCAGACACAACGGTTCCAGAAGCAACAACAACGACAGTGGTAGAAGCGTCGACAACAACGGTAGAAGCGTCAACAACAACGGTTCTTGAACCTTCAACAACAGTTCTGGAAACGACAACGGTTCCCGATACCACCATCCCCGACACCACCGTTCCTGATACCACGGTGCCTGACACCCTGCCACCTGACACCCTGCCAGACGCACCAGAAACGCCTGTAACACTCCCAATAGACATAACCGAGGAAATACCAGCCGAACTCGTAGAAGCCCTCCTAGACGCTATAGATAGTGGTGAACCACTCACCGATGAACAGTTTGCCACTGCCGTAGAAGCACTCGGCGACCTCAACGAACAAGAAGCCGTAGCCCTCATAGACCAACTTCTAGCCACAGATGTAACAGCAGACCAAGCCACAGAACTAGCCTCAAACCCTGACGTGTTGGCTGTTATCACCTCAGACCAGGCTGAAGAAATCTTTGCCACCATCGAAGTAGACCAACTAGACGACACACAAATAGCCGAACTCACAGAAGCAATCCAAAACGCCCCACTCGCCGTACAAAAAGCCTTTGAAGCCACCATAGACATCTTCGGAGGATTTGACGACTACGTGCCAACAGGTTCAAACATCCCTGTAGGTGAACGCCGAACCCTTATCGCCATCGCAGCAGGAACAACCCTCACAGCAGCAGGTAGTAAGATAAAACGGAAATGAAACGCCTCACTGACTTACTCAAAGACAACGCATGGACATACGCAGGCACAGGACTAGTCTTGATCACCCTGTCAGGCCCAACACTCCGGCAAGCGATCTGGGTGGTTGGTGTATCATTGGTATTACACGCAGCATTAACTCTTAGCACAAAGGAATCAGAATGAAAAAAGCACAAGACATCCTCGGTCGTATCGTCGCAGTGTTCCTGTCCTCAGCGTTGGCTATCGTTGGCGGTAGTGCTGTGATTGCCCCCGAGTTGGAAATTTGGAAGTCGGCTGTTCTTGCTGGTTTCGCTGCATGTGCCACCGTTATTCAGAAACTTGCTCAATCATCGCTTGATGGCAAACTCACAATGGAAGAAATTAACAGCGCGTTCGGCGCAAAATCCGAGAAGTAACTTCAATGCCATACCCTGTTGTACCAGTCAAACTTTGTGACCACCTGAAAGGTGCTGTCCCAGGCAAACTAGCCGCAGAAAAACTACGCCAAACCGTAGGTGGCACACTCCACCATTGTGCTGCTGACGCATGGGAAGCGATGGTAGATGCCGCAGACAAGGCTGGTATCAAACTGACACCGACATCAGCAGGCGACACATACCGCACACTCGAATTACAAACCAAAGCGTTCTTTCAGCGTTATCAACTAGAAGACACAGGCAACCCAGACACACGCACCTTTGAGGGTAAGAAATGGTATCTCAAAAAAGGTCAAGCCTGTTTGGCGACACCAGGAAAATCGCAGCATAACCTCGCTATTGCGGTCGATGTGGCTTCAGCGTCAGGCCCTAGACTTGAATGGATGCTCGCCAACGAACACCTCTACGGCTTCTCACACGAAGTTCAATCCGAACCGTGGCACATCCGCTACACACAAGGAAACCAAGTCCCACCAGCGGTTGTAGCACACCTCGCTACGAAAGCCGTATGACATGGATGCTGTTTGGGCTGCTGGTGTTACTGGTGCTTTCGGTCTGTTAGCGGTAGTAGTTGCCAAACTAGGCAAAGAAAACCGTGAAGACCACGCCATAGTGCAAGGCATCCTACGCAACATGCACAAATCTTTGAACCGAACCGAAGACAAAGTAGACAGAATTGACGGTGCGCTCACAGACCATGTAAGGTCCAAGCACAACTAAGCCGATTGGAAGGTGCTTGCAAATGTCGAGGGGATTCACTACCGTTGAGTTGACACTCATCCGTGACAGTTTGCTGAAGGTCACACCTTCACGAAACCAAGCCGATGAACTGTGGGACATCATCGAAAAACTCAACAAAACAATCGAGGGAGCGCACGTTGAACACGCCAAAAAAATCCGTGAAGCCAAGCCTGCTACAAGAGATAAAAAATAGCAAACTAGTTAGCGGCAGAATACCAATGCTGTTACAGATCATCAACAAACTAGATGCCCAAGACAAAGCCGATCTTCTCGCTGCACTAAACGACTACACTATTTCTGCACCGGCAATTAGCCGAGTGTTAGAAAACCGTGGTCATCGGATCAGTGTTGGTTCGATTACTGCTTACCGCAGAGGAGAACTGATACATGTCACTGGCTGATGATCTACGGAAATCTAATGCACCTGCATGGCCGATCATCGGACAGGGCAGGCAGTATCGTGTTCCGAAACTCACACCCAGTGTTGTGTCAACAAGTAAATATCAAACAGCAGTCATCCTGCCAGACATGCAACTCGGCTACTTTCATGCAGGTAACGAAGCGTTGGAACCAATCCACGATGAGCAAGCCATCGAGGTTGCGTTACGAATTGTTAAAGCAGCGAAGCCAAACCAAATCATTATGGTTGGCGACAACCTAGACCTCTGTGAGTTTGGCAAATATAGGTACACGCCTGCCTTCGCCAGAACGACACAAGCAGCGATAGACCGTGCCACAGAACTATGCGCCCAGTTACGCACGATTGCGCCACAAGCCAAAATCATTTGGATTGCAGGCAACCACGAAGAACGCCTCGGCAACTATGTGCTGGACTCAGCAGCAGCAGCGTTCGGATTACGCCGTGGCAAAGTACCCCACGAATGGCCTGTCATGTCTGTTCCATATCTGTGTCGTTTAGATGAGTCTGAGGTGACGTATCTGAGTGGATACCCAACAAGTGCTCATTGGATCAACGAACGCCTACACGTTATCCACGGAGACAAGGTTGCTTCTGGCGGTTCCACAGCACACAAATATCTGTCAACCGTAAAAACCTCTGTGATCTTTGGACATATCCACAGGCGTGAATGGGCTGAACGAACCCGCGACGACCACGACGGGGCAAGAACTATCTTGGCTGTATCACCAGGCTGTTTAGCACGTACTGATGGTGCTGTGCCTTCGACCCGTGGTGGGCATGATTTGGATGGTCGCCCGTTGTACCGGTCAGAGGACTGGCAACAAGGTGTTGCTGTGGTGGAGTATGAGCCTGGTGACGGTAATTTTAATTTAGAGTTAGTACCAATCAGGGATGGTTGGGCTAGGTGGCGTGGCAAAGATTATTTATCAAACAACCCGAAGGGAAACAAATGAGTTCAATGAAAGAGTTGCTATATCAGCGTGAGACAGCAGCGTTTATGATCGCTGAACGTATGGAAGAAATCAAACAGTTGCGGTCAGAGATTGATCGTTTGCGTCAACAGATTCGTGATGTCAGGGCGAGCCTTGTATGAGACTGTTCAACATCGGTGACAAAGTAATCCTTGATGACCTGTCAGGCACAGTTGAAGCAATCGTTATGGTTGATGGACAGCAAACAAAATATGATGTGCGGTACACGTCAACAAACGCGATAATTGCAACTGATGTATCCGAAGATGAGATTGAGCCGTGGAAAGCAGACGAACAATGAGCGTCACGGTTGAACTAACCGCATGGGAATACGAACACGCTTGTGATGTTGGCATTCGTAGATATACAGCCAACTGGGGGGTGCCAGACGCACCGCACTACAGCAATAAAGCATTACAGGAAGACAACCGAACAGCACAAGTCGCAGCCGCAGTCTGTGAACTTGCCGTTGCAAAATACACAAACCGGTATTGGTCAGGCCATGTGTGGCACAGGTCAGAACACCAGGTATATCGGGCAATCCCCGATGTAGGTAGAAATATCGAAGTGCGACGCATAAGAACGAGTAATGGTGCTGCTGTTAGAAAGAAACAAAACGGAATAGTAGGTCTTGTTTTGTGGGTTGCGAAACCAATGATGCCCGAATTAAAAGCGGTTGAACTATTTGGCTGGAAAAAACAACTTGAAGCGTGGGAATTGGGAACACCAACCACTTACGATCCTGAAAACACTCGAACAATTTGCATAGAAGATTTGAATGGACCAGAACTATGATCTACCAGGTACGGTGCAACGCTTGTAAAGGTGTGGTCGTTCACGACCCGAAACTCAATGTCGGCTGCTTGTGTGATTCGGATGCCCCGACATGGTGCGGTATCGGCAAAGATGGCAGGCTCATACATTATTCACAATCCGATATGTCTGTGATCGAATACCCTGAATGACTAGCCTCGGTCGTCGCAACAACCCCTGCCCATGCAGGACACCTCTACCACAACAACCGTTCTGTGGTGATCGAGGAGTAGAAGACGATGACTGACCATGCGTTCGTTCACATCACCTGGCTAGACGCACACTCCGGCACAGACCAATGGACACAAATCGAGAACCTAGACCAAGAAGGATGCCTCGTACACACAGCAGGATACCTGCTACCAGACGCCAAAACAGGCCACATCACCATCTACCAGTCACGAACCCCGAACAACGATGTAGACCATGTGCTACACGTACCTGTGGCGATGGTGCAAACAATCCAAACGATTGACTTGACTTAACCCTGTTACACCCCTAAAGTAAACCTAACTGCAACGACAAGGAGAAATCATGCAGCACGGATACAGAATACCCAAGCCACCACACGGCAGCCAAGAATGGTTGAACGCACGATGGCAAAACGAAGACGGACAAGCACGGATCACAGCATCCGTAGCCGCCGTAGTACACAACGAACACCGATTCACCACACCAGCAGACCTCGCAGTAGAACTCTTGGCCAAGACACCCCCCGTGCCAAAAGAACAAAACGATGCGATGCGTCGAGGCACAATCCTTGAAGGCCCACTCATGTTGTGGGCATCAGAAATCTTGAATGTCACCATCACAGAACCACAAGAACTGTTCTGCTACGAAGAAGACGGTGTACGTCTGATGGCAACATTGGATGGCAAAGATTTGTCAGGCAAAATCTATGAACTGAAAACCTATAACAAAAGGTGGAACGGTCAACTCCCCCCATATTGGAAATGGCAAGGAGTACAACAAGCGATCTGCGCTGATGCAAACGAAATCACATGGATCGTTTTTGACTCCGATCTTCAACTGCAATTCCATACACAAACCGTCACATCCGACGAACGCCAACAACACATAGACGCAGTACGCAAATTCTTGGGGTTCATTGACATGGGGATGATGCCGGAAGGTGCTGACCCCACCTACGACAATGCTTCGGCTTTGTACCCCGAAGGATATGAGAACACTGTTGTCTTGGGCCATGAGGTATACAACACTTTAGAGCGTCTGTCTATCGCTAAAGAACAGATTAAATCCGCCGAAGCAGTACGCGACCAGTTGCAAGGTGAATTGGGGATGCTGCTCGGTGACGCAGAGTACGGTTCGATTGACGGGGTGCAAGTTATTACCTGGAAGAACTCGTCACGCACATCGTTTGATGCCAAACAGTTTGAGAAAGAACATCCAGCCTTACACGCAAAGTTTAAGAAAACATCAACCTTCCGCACTATGCGGATCACAGCAAAGGAGAGCAAATGAAACTGGAAGAAATCCTCGGCAAGTACGGTGTCCCCGATCCGAAGATCGTAGGCAAACTACCCAAAGCAGGAATGCAACTTGACTTCGTAGGTCACGCAGATGTCACCAAAATGTTGATCGAGATTGACCCTGAGTGGACTTGGGAACCAACCGCGTTTGATGCGAACGGTCTACCTGCGTACCGTGTTGAGAACGGTATGGCACACATGGCAGGCTGGCTCACAGTGCAAGGTGTACGCCGACTCGGTATCGGCTCAGTCATGCACAACAAACCTGACCTGTTGAAAGAACTCATCTCCGACTTCATCCGTAACTCGGCTATGCGTTTCGGTATCTGCCTTGCGTTGTGGACTAAACAAGAATGGGATGACAACCCTCACGCCACAACTAAACCTGCACCGAAACCTGTGGCACTTGACAGTAACCCACCCGTGTCGGCAGAAAACATTGAACGGTTCAAAGGTGCTTGCTCTGACGCAGCATTGGATTGGCGCGAGATTGCGAACAAGGCTGGTGTCAACCTGGACAACATGCACGAATCCGACATGGATTTGTTACGTGCCGCATACGCATACGCCAAAGCCACACCAAAACCTGTGGTCAAAGCCGAAATTGTGGACTCATTCCAAATTAGCCCGAACGAACAAATCTTGGATGTAGGTGACGTGTTGGCCAAAGTAGTAGACCTGTTCGCCGGAGCAGAAGTGATCGAAGAATCACGCAACAACCACCCTGCCAACGGCACACCACAAATCAAAGAACCTGGCGCACCAGCCACAGCACCACAGTTGGGTAAACTTCGTGCGTTGTGCAACGGTGCAGGTATCTCCAGCAAAGAAGATCAACTCTCAATGGCATCAGATCACACGAAACGAACCATCACATCGTTCAATGATCTAACCAAAAAAGAGGCATCAGAACTCATTGGCATCCTTGCCCCGTGAGCAAAAATAAATCTAAAGGCACAGCGTTTGAGACACTCATCGTTGACTACCTCAAACAGTTTTATCCGAACTGTGAACGACGCGCCCTACAAGGTGCGCTCGACAAAGGTGACATCACAGGTGTAGACAACCGCCTCGTCTTCGAATGCAAATCACATGCCACCCTCAACTTCTCTGGTTGGTTAACCGAAGCCGAAACAGAACGGATAAACGCCAACGCAGAAGTTGGGGTTGTGGTTGCCAAACGTCGAGGGTATGGTAAAGCCGAAGATCAGTATGTGGTACTCACATTGAAAGATTTGATCAAGTTACTTACTATTACCGAATACTGATGTAACGACAACATAAAGGGTGCGTTTTTTAGTAGGAAGCGTGTTGTTGTCCTCGCACAATCTAGGTCATTAGGGATTGTGTGGGGCAAAACCCTTATCCAGTAAGCAATCCGACATTTTTGCTATGATAGGAGACACCAATGCGGAAACTTGTACGGCTATTTGCCGTTTCCATAGTAGGGATTATCACCTTCGGCAGCCTCGCATCAGCAGCCAAAGCCCCACTGCCAACCCTTGAACCTCTTAGCGTGGCTGTCCGTGTGTCTGAAGGGGTGTCTGAACCTGACATTGTGTTCCGTCACGGCGACATCTCATGGCTACCAGAACTAGCCGCCAAAGCAGGCTGGCCCCCCCACACCTGGAAGCGGCTAGGTCAAATAATCTTGCGCGAGTCCGGCGGATGCCCCACCCGTATCGGCGGCTCTGTAGTGGATGAAGACTGCAACCTGATCCGCATGGCAACCATGTCGCATTCATCAGATACAGGACTTCTACAGGTCAATGGAATAAATTGGGACATTGAACGAACCAAACTTGCAATCGTCTGTGTTCGTATGAAAGTATGCACCCAGGAGGAACTAATGAACCCGATAACAAATTTACGTGCTGGCAAACTTTTGTACGATGTGGCAGGATGGAGTCCGTGGAACCCACAGAAATGAGCATCATAAACGACTTTCTTGCCGAACTAAAAGACAACGATTTTGGTTGGCAAAACAATGCGAATTGTCGAGGTGCCGACACCGAAATGTTTTTTATGGAACTAGACGAAGCAGCGATCAACCACATCAAACTGCGTGAAGCCCGCAAAGTTTGTTTTGAATGCACCGTAAAAAAAGAATGCCTTGACTTTGCTGTAATAAACGACATAAATTATGGGGTGTGGGCTGGTACGACTCCTGCCCAACGAAAGGAAATGCGACATGAGCAACGACACAGAGTTTGAACTTGAATACTGGCAGGATCGAGTAGACGCACTTGCTGTCACCAACCAAGCGTTACAAGAAGAACGTGACCGATACATGGATGCAGCCGACTCGCTCGCCAAAGAACTTGACGCACTCAAAGCAACAATGAAACAAGCAGAGTCTGTCATCTCACGGCTACGAACTCACATCGCACAAGGCGTAGAACTCTAAACAAAGCCGAGGGGCAAATCATGTTGCACTGCGTACAATTTTCTACAGGTATAGGATCAGCAGAAGTTGCATATCGAGTGCAAGACATCGCCCAACCCGACGACCGACTTGTTCTGCTCACAGCAGACACAATGGTTGAAGACGAAGACAACTGGCGATTCGCCCACGAACTTGTAGCCAAACTATCCCCCCGATGGGAATGGATTGTTGTACGTGACGGTCGAACACCCATGCAGGTTGGTCGAGATTCACGTATCGTACCTAACGACCGTATGGCTGTCTGCTCACGGGTGCTTAAACGTGAAGCATTACACAGATGGATTAAACACAACTGCATACCAGAAGAATCAATAATCTACTTGGGTTTTGATTGGACAGAACCGCACCGGCATGAACGAGCAGCCCCTCTTTGGCTTCCATACATTGTTGATTCCCCGCTTATGCGTGAACCATACATAGAGAAATCTGCGTTGCTAGAAAAATATCGTGCTATGGGGATTGAACCCCCACGGCTGTATTCGGTTGGTTTTAGCCACGCCAACTGTGGTGGCGCGTGTGTACGGGGTGGTCAAGCAGCATGGAAGATGCTGTTGGAATGGAATCGTGACAGATACATTCAATGGGAAGACGAAGAAGAAAAAACTAGAGCCATTCTCAAAAAGGATGTGGCGATGCTCAAAGAACAAGTGCAAGGTAAACCAGTACCATTAACCTTGCGAAGGTTTCGTGAACGAGTTGACTCACAACCATCAATGTTTGACAAAGACGACTGGGGTGCCTGCGGATGCTTCATGGATGAAGAATAATGAAACCAATACACATCGAACTATTTATTGACCGTTTGTGCGGTCTGTTCCCGACAACAAACATCGCACGAAACACATTGAAGTCTGCGTGGACACGCGACGACATCATGCTCGATGCTTCCGAAGAAGACGGTAAAGCCGTACTTAAAATGTGTGAATCACTATCTAAATTCCCTGCCTCTATCGGGGAAGTACGACACATGTTTCGACAAGTTGGTGGACACATCGGTGGCACATTCGGTTGCGAACTCTGCGACTACACAGGATGGGATATTGGCAGACAAGAACACCACAACCCCGACCAAACAGACTGCTACCCAGGTTGCGAAACATTTTACACAATGGAATTTATGGGCGGCACATACGGTTATGTGAAACCATGCCAATGCAGGCAAGCAGCATGAAAGTCCTCAGCCTGTTCAGTGGTGTCGGTGGGTTTGACATGGGTTTAGAGAACGCTGGTATGGAAACCGTGTTCCAATGCGAATGGGACAAACATGCGAACAGCATCCTATATAAACATTGGCCTGATGTTCCCAAATGGGATGACGTATCTACGCTGACAGGCAAACATATCCTTGCTCACGCACCCGTAGTCGATGTCGTTGCATGGGGTTCACCATGCCAAGACCTGTCCGTTGCCGGTAAACGAGCAGGGTTAGAAGGTGGAAGATCAGGCTTATTTCACGAAGGAATCCGAATCATCAAAGAACTACAGGAGGAAACAAATGGACAATATCCAAGAATCTCTATTTGGGAAAACGTCGTTGGCGCACTTAACTCCAACGGAGGGGCTGACTTCGGGATCATCCTCGACGAAATGGCTGAAGCAGGGGCGTTGGCAATCGAATGGAGTGTGCTGGATGCACAATACTTCGGAATACCCCAACGACGAAGGCGCGTGTTCGTCATCGCTATCTTCGATCCTGTCCTCGCCAACCGATGTCCAAACCCGCTACTACCTGTCAGCGAAAGCCTGCCAGGGCATCTTGCGAAGAGCAAACCGAAGAGGCAAGGTGCTGCCACCAAGACTTCAGAAAGCATTGGAACAGATGGTCAATGGTGGGATGGCAGAGACACAGCCGAAGCCCTAACCACCACATCAAATGAACAACGCATGCCAAACAAGCAACGGTTTCAGGCTGTAGTAGAAGGCTACACACCGTCATCGTTTGCCAATTATTCCGATGGTGTCGGCACACTTCGATCCAATGGTGGTGACCTAGGGGGGGGGAGCGAAACATTGTTGGTTCACTCCAAGCAAGAGACTACAAAGGAATCGGAAACCAATATGTTGAAGAAGGAAAAATAGTGATAGAACCATCAGAACCGTTCGTGAAGTCAAGCCGTGCGCAAACATCAGAAGATTCAGAGACATGGATACCAGGCGAAGTGAATCCGACACTCAACTCGTTTGATGTTGGTGACACCCGTGCCACAACAACCATCGTTGAAGTAGACCCAATCGGGACACTCCAAGCAAGACAGCACAAAGGTGCAAACCATGAGGGGGCGAGAGATGGCCACCTGATTGTAGAACAGCCTGTTCTGATAGACGGGCAACGTGTTGGTGATGTACGCATCTACACAGAACCAGTCCAAACATTAGGCGCACGAATGGGAACAGGCGGGAACAATGTTCCGATGCTGGCCTTTGATACACAGTTTGGTAGCAACGCCAATGTGACAGAAGATGTCGCACCAACCTTGAAAGCATCACAAGCCCCACCAAGTGTTGCTTACGGCATTACTGGCAACGCAATCGGGAGACAAGACCACAATGGTCCGAAAGGACCATCACACACACCAGAAGGTGGACCGATGTTCACACTTACCTCAACAGATATTCACGCTGTTGCCTACGATGAATACAACGACACCACCAACGATATTCACCATGCGCTTCGCGCAGGCACAAAACAATCCACTGGCGTATTACTTGGCAGTGAAGTCGCTGCAACCTTGCGGTCAGGTGGTGACGGTGGCGTACCATCAAGCCGAGGCGAACACCTAGTCACCGAGCCAACAATGGCAGTGAGGCGGCTCACGCCTCTTGAATGTGAACGGTTGATGGGTTGGCCTGATGATCACACCCGATACAAAGCCGACGGCACCGAACAAGCCGACACCCACCGATACAAACAATGTGGCAACGGTGTTGCTTCACCAGTAGCCGAATGGATAGCAAAACATATTTTGGCAATCTAATGAACAAACAAACCTGGTGCTGCCCACAATGCAAACAAGTGATCACCACGCATATCAAACTTGTTGAACCACCCGTATGCGAAAACAAACACCGACCAACACCAATGGAGAACAAATGAACCTACTAGACATCATCGCCGCTACCGAAGCCAAAAACCAGGCAATCGCTACCGTTACCAACAACGCTGGCCAAACATGGCTCACAGCCTGCTATAACGTGATCGTACAAATCGCTACCACTACCGACACCTTCACTACCGACACAATTTGGCAGGCATTAGAAAACGCAGCACTACCGACACCACACGAACCCCGTGCGATAGGTGGCGTGCTACGACAAGTTGCCAGTGACGGACTGATTTGCCCTACCGACACTTACCAACCGTCGGCGCGTGTAGCGTGTCACTCGCGGCCTGTCCGTGTTTGGCGGCGCGTATGAACGATCAACCGTCATTGTTCGACATCACTGACCCGTACAAGGCCGGCGATAATCCGTTGGCCGACTGGACTGATGACCAGATCGAACACTTGTTATCTATGTGGGCAAAAAATATCGAAAACAATCCTTGACATTGTGCCGGCGATAGGTAATACTCTTGTTAGCCCCGCTTGACGGGGGAACAGTTGGGAGACTGTATGAAACAAGTAACGGTTACAGAAACCGTGTTCTTGTTGGGCGAATTGTCTGATAAGGCACGTGAAAAAGCGTTAGAAAAAATGCGCTACGAATTGGCCGAGTGGCTAGACAGCAGCCAGATCACCGATTATCTCAACGGCGAACTGTATTCCGCACTAACCGGCGCATACGAGGGCGAGATGAGGCCAAAAGACCTGTCTAAGCGTGTTGGTCTAACTGTCGAGTGGTCATTGTCAAACTGTCAAGGCGACGGGGTGGCGATCTATGGCACCCTATATAAAGATGACGCGCCCAACGTAAACTGGCACGGCGCAGATACCGCCACGTTTACGCGCAATAGTCACGGCCACCATTACAGCCACGAAAACTGTATGACTATCGCATTGTTCACTAGTGACGATGACGGTTGTTCGATTGACACAGACACAGACACAACCGAAATGTTTGCCGAACAATTCCGTGATCTATGCCGCGAACTAGCACGATCAGGTTACGCGGAGATCGAAAACCTAACCAGTGAACAAGCCGTAGTGGAATATCTGGAGTGGTCTGAGCCGCGCCGGTTCACGATTGACGGCGATATTCACCCAACAAAATACTGGGGGGAATAATGAAAACATTGACCGAATATATTGCCAACGAAACTAATGGCACCTGCCCGAACTGTGGCGATAATTTGTCTGCCACCATTGGCAACCTACAACCGTCGTGGTCTGATTATTTTGACAACGTTGTTTGTTGGTGGTGTAAATGTCACCCAACCGAAACCGATAGGAGTATCTAATGGCCACCAACACAATACCCGCTTGGCATTACTACCTATCACAACTAGCCGGTACGCCTTGCGCCCAATGCGCTATTTGCGGAATGGTCTACGTCTATTGGGAAACCGACGACTTGGAATATCACACTCAACAACACGAAACGGAGACAGCACAATGAAAGTGAAATACGCATTAGAAATGCTTACAGAACAAAACCCCGACGACGAAATCGTTATCGCCTACTGGACTAAACAATGGTTCATAGACGTACTTGGTAGAGACATCACCGATACTCAATGGTTAGAAATCGCAGACGCTTGCGAGGACACTTTGGAGTGGAACGGCGTTGGAGACGATATACAGGCAGCAGCAATTGAGACTTTAGACAACGAGGAGACAGCACAATGAACGGTTACAAACTTAGAACGGCATTAGAAAAACTTATGCCCAACTACTCAATAGACGAGGACAACGAAGGCCAGATAATTATTTACACCAACCTTGTCGAAACCAACAACGACACCTACACGGAGATAGCACAATGAACTTACGCGCATTACAACAATTCACCGACCAGATATTTGGTCAAGACCGACATACCGACAGTATGAATGATTACTACCCGCACACACTGTACCTAGACACCGAACAAGGCACGTATGGTGACGCGACACGAATACAACTAATCAGCACAACCGACTGGACACAAGATGATTGTGACACTTGGGAAACAATGACCGACAGTGAGCGCAACGAATACGCCAACGACAACGGCCAATCGAACGAAACAACAGTCACCCCGTATATGTGGCAAGAATTGAGCAACCAATGAAAACAAAACAATTCGTAACACAATGGGGATTTTGCCCGCACCTATCTGGCGAACTATGTGCCGACTGTCTAACTGACCCGTCACAACGGTCATATCATCAGTCCGAACTACTTGACCTCACCCACGAACGCCAGATAGCGATATTTAGTTGGTGCCCGTGCGAGGATAACGAATGTTCAGCAGTCCAAATAGAAAACCCATACTTAGATTGCCCGACACAATGACCGACAGCCCAATATTCCGCGCTACCACCACCACAATAATCATCACCGTAGGTATATGTGCCGTGACAGTAGGTGCCAACGCCGGCTATCTATGGTGGGCAACAATGCTCATCTCGATCTACCCGTTCACCCACCTTTACTACCGACACAAAAAATAACGCCGCTAACAAGTACCGGTAGTGGCAGACCACTCCCAACGGCTACCACTACCGCTACCGGCACCACAACCGACTACACCGCGAAAGCACACGTAAGTTACCGGCCAGTAATCGAACTAGCGTTCGTATAGTGAATAGTCTTTACATTGTCAAACCCAAAGACGCTCTATATAGGTATGACCTACCTAATCCAAATACAAACCGCCGCCGGCCAGATCACCGTTGGCCACTTCGACACACTCACCGCCGCACGTAAATATCTCGCCGGCGTTCGTTCCGGCGTGATCGTGCCACTCATACCCGCAGACGCGGCCACCGCGCAACAACTTACAACAGCCACCCGCGATCAAATAAAAATAATACTTGACAACGTGCGCGAAATATGATCTAATCATAAAGCGCACGAAAACAACGAGCGCGAACCGTTGGGAGACGGGCAAAATATGACTACCAGCCAAATCAAACAAGACGCACCTAGTGCCTGTATTGTCTGCCTAAATTGTCTAAACAATGGCCGCGCGTTAGGCGTATGGATTACCGCCGAACAAGCAGCCGCCGAAATTGACGCGGAACTAATCACCTATGGCGGCCAAGCCGAACCAGCGCATTACGACATAGCAAACCCAAACACGGAAAACGCCTTTACACGTTGCCGGAAATGCGGCGGCGATGAGTGGGAACTAGCCGATTACGAACACACCCCGCGCACTTGCGGCACCGTTCTATCGTTCTACGAAAACGCCGAACAACTAAACAACCTTTACGACGACGACGATCTAGATCTTATAAACGATCTCGCCGCCTGTATCGACACCGGCGGCCTAATGACCCTTGACGAACTGATCACCTACCACGAAAACAACTACGCCGGCAAACACGACAACGAACGCGAGTTTGCGCAAGAATACGCCGAAAGCGTGGGAGATGAAAACGCAGTGCCGGAACATATGCGGCCATATATCGACTGGGAACACTACGCCAGAGAACTAATGTACGACTACTGGCAATCTGGCGGCCATTATTGGCGGTCAGTATGACCGAACTCGAAGCAATCCCGCTCACCGCGCTAGTTATGGCGTCGCCGTTCATTATTGGCGGCATAATCGGCGAACTAATGAGCCACCGCAAACCCCGCACCAAATACACCAACGCGGAACTAATCGCCCGCCAGCGAGCAAAGATCGAGCGCAACAGCGCACGAAAAACAACCAACCAACAAACCAGGAGAACAGCAAAATGAGCAACGATCAGAAAACCCAACTAGGCCAAATCACCGGCACACTAAAAGACCTTGCGCAAGTGTTCGCAATCGTCACACCGTACGCCAGCACCGACAAGCAGGCTCTACAACTAGTAACAATCACCGGCCAAGTGTTCGAGTGTTGCGACAGTTACGCAGCAGTAATACACACCACCGGCGAACAGATCACCACAACGCCGGACAGGTTCACACTACCAGCCAGCGAAGTGTCTAAAGCACTCACAGCAGCAGCCAAACTAGCCGGAAAACACGCCGGCACCGTCACAGCCACATTGACCGCCACGCCGGAAACGTGGACACTCACAACAAACGCAGGCCAAACCCACACCGGCAACAACCCACAACACGAAACACCCAACACCGGCGCGATATGGCACAACGCACAAACCAGCACCGAAACCACGTTCGAGCCGTTCAGCCTTGCCGCTTGGCAAATCGAACGCCTCGCCAAAACCACAAAACAAACCGCCGGAACAGACCAACCCGCAACACTCACCAACTACAGCACACCCACCAAACCAGTCATTTACACAATCACAACACCCACCAGCACCACCCAAGTATTAGTGATGCCAACGAGACTACACGCCACCCAGTAACACCAGCCACCACCAACGCCGGAACACCGGCCACCACTGCCCGCCCGCACCCACCGCCGGCGGGCAGTGTGCTATCCCGCCACAAGTCAAACACCAACCACCACGCCGGACACAACACCAGCCAGTGAGTAGGCGAACGCCGCAGAACCTTACTATTCCGCAGCCGGCAGGCCTGTTGCCGCGCCGTATTGGGTAGCCCCCACCTATTCGACCGGCCAAACTATCTCGAAACGTGCCGGCCAAAAACAATCAGCAACCACCAGCCCAAACCCCCAGCAAAATAGATCAACTGGGGCTATGCCTTAGCACCCGCCCCCTCTATATATCTATTACTGGTTGTGTCGACGTTTGGTTTTGTGGTCACTCTGGGTGGTTGACCACTGTGTGTGGTTTGGGGTTTGTATCGTGTTGGGAGATATATACATAAATGTGTATCTCTTGGGGTGATGTTGGCTAAAGATTGTGGTGTTTGCTCCCCCCACGGTTCGCTCCTGGGAGCAGGTCGCCGTAGCCAAGTTCTTTTAGCCGACACCTTTATTTTGATGAGTTGACGTTCATCACGCTGCTTGATCTATCAATTAGATCATCGAACCACGTTTCCGTGGATGATTGTCCCGCCCTGTGCAACGAGGGTACGACCGTGAAGTATTGGTTTGTCGTCATCCCGACGAGTGTGAATGTTGAGTGTAGCAGATGTTTTTAATGTTGGTGGGCGAGGGGAGAACCGGAGTTAGTAACCCGACGAAACTATCTCAACGGACACACCCACCAACAGGTGTATGATAGCACCACAATGACTGCTGGAAGATCAGGGCGACGACAAATACCGCCACAAGATGTAGCACGTTTCTGGCAGGCACGGGCATCAGGTATGTCAATCAAAGATGCAGCGAAGATTGCTGGTGTGCATATCAACACTGCACAAAAATGGGACTCTAAGAAACGCAAGGTAAAGGCTGAGTTGGAGTTGGCGAACCTTGATGGGGCTAAAGTACGCAAAAAAGAAGGTGGTGTTCAGGCTGACGCATGGCAAAAGGTTATGGATGTGTCCGATTTGCCACCGGTTATCCCGTATGACCGACTAAAACCTGAAGCGCAACGGGCGTTAACCGATTTCGATTATTTCCGTAGACGCTATTTGGGTCGTGTGCCTTCCCCGTGGCAGGTTGATGCTGCATATCAAATCGAAGCATGGCTGTTGAATGATGATAAAGAGTTTGTGGTGTTGAACTGTCCCCCAGGTGCAGGCAAATCTACCCTGTTTCACGATGTGGCTGTGTGGCAGATCGTAAAGAACCGCAAGATTCGTGTGATGATCGGTTCCGTGTCGCAGGCTTTGGCAAAAATGTATTCGCGTCGTATCCGTGAAACCTTGGAACGCCAGTTTCCCCTTGACCCTGACCCGATCCTGATAGACAAAGGGTTAGCAATCAAAGCCGAAGCATGTTTGGCTATAGACTTCGGCAGGTTTAAGCCATCAACAAGTGGTAGTCTGTGGCGAGCCGAAGAATTTATTGTCGAACAGGAGGACATGGGTGGACTGGACAACAAAGAACCTACTGTTAGTGCTTATGGTATCGAGTCTGAGTTCATTGGCCACCGTGCGGATCTCTGTCTATTTGACGACGTTGCGAGTCCGGAAAATGCTAAAGAAAGTGCGGCGCGAGATAAACTTATCGAACGTTGGGACTCAATGGCAGAAGCCCGTGTTGACCCAGGTGGACTCCTCGCAGTCATTGGACAAAGACTTGGACCACTTGATCTCTACGCTCACTGTCTCGCCAAAATCACGTACGAAGATTTTGAAGACAACTACGACGGGTCAGACACCACCGACATCTCCGAAGAAAAAGAACCCCTCAAAAAACACAAGTACCACCACCTCATCTACAAAGCGTATTACGAAGAACTAGACACAGGTAAACTTTCTAAACGCAACACAGCAGCCGCATGGCCTGTTGGACCGTTGCTAGACCCGTATCGTTTGTCGTGGAAAGACTTGTCGTATGTGAAGCATTCTAATCCTGCGAAGTTTGCTGTGGTGTATCAGCAAGAAGATCAGGCTGAAGGCAACTATCTGATTGAACGGGTGTGGGCGACTGGTGGTGTGGGTGCTGATGGTGTGATGTATCCAGGGTGTATTGACAATGATCGTCGACCAGGACATATCCCACAAAATTTGCAGCCACCACTTATTTCGATTGCTTCAGTTGACCCGTCACCAACCATGTTTTGGGCTATCCAATGGTGGATTTACCAACCTGAAACGAACCTGCGGTTCTTGATTGACTGTGAACGAATCAAACTGACCGCTGAAGGTCTACTTGGATACGACATTTCAGGGCGTAGTTATTCGGGGATCATGGAAGAATGGCAAAACAGGTCGTTTGAATACGGCTATCCAATCTCCCATTGGATTGTGGAAGTGAACGCAGCACAACGATTCTTGTTGGCACACGACTTTGTTCGCAAATGGCAGGCACTACACACCGTAAACGTAATTCCCCATACCACTAGCCGCAACAAGTTAGACGAAAACTTGGGTGTGGAAGCGTTACTACCCAACTTGTGGCGTACCGGTCAGGTGCGTTTGCCGACCATGCGTGAAAACTGGAAAACTTTGGCGTTCATTGAGGAGATGTCTTCATGGACTAGAGACAAAAAAGCGGGTACTGACCTTGTGATGGCACACTGGTTTGCTGAACTACATGCACCGAAACTTCGACAAGGTATTGCACCACCGAAACAATGGCGACCGTCTTGGATTTAGTATGGTATCTTTGTTCTAATTCTCATATTTAGGAGTGCGTTTGCTTACCACTGAAGAAATCGTTGCTCTCTATGAGCAGAGGCGCAGAGCGCAGGGTCCTTTGCAGGAACAAAT